AATCACCACCCTCTTCATCCCATTCTTCATTTTCTGTAGCCGAATTCCAGTTCGCTGCTTCATTAATATTTTCACGAATACGGCCCCGCCCTTCAGTCCAATCTTTTTCTAGAAGTTTCGCTTCAATTTCATACTTATACGGCATGCCTCTGCCGTTTGCAAAGTAAAGACGAAGTGTTGCAGATGGATTGTATGTTTTTAACGGCTCTTCTTTTTCAGTCGAATCATTTTCTCTCTCCGGAGCAGGAGATTCTCCAAAAAAAGCAAATGCATTTGGAGGACCTTCGCCGAAAGTTGAAGATGTGGATTTCGTACGATTAACTGTATTGAATCCGAACTGCGCAAACGCATTCGGACCATCGCTTGCAAGTCCTTCGAAATCCAAATTCAGATTCGGAAAAGAAAAAAGTATACGAGATGGAGCATAATCTTCTAGACAAGAGCGACCTTCTATTCCTTTTCGAGTATTAAGTTCAACAATCTCATCAACTCCCGCATTTACTGTTTTTGCATACTCATATATTGTTGTATCTTTTTCTGGTCTTACAAACTTATACATTTCTTACTTTTATGTCTTTGTTTGGAAAACGAATCGTAAAAACAGAAGGGTCTTGTGAAGGAAAAATCACTCCCTGTCTTGTTGCTCTATCTAGATTGTACTGATTTCCTGAATATCCTTCGTCTGTACTGAAGACATTTTCAAATGAAATACTTCCAACATTCTGAACACCTTCAAGAGAGTTCAGTTCGTTAACAATCTGCCCCTTAACAATCGGTTGATTGAAATCACGATTATTCGGCGAAACCATTTCTTCAAGCTTCTGAATGACATTAACTTTTGCTTCCCGATCAGAGAAAGTCCGAAAAACAGATATTTCGACTTCGGCTTGAAGATTAACAACAAAACCATCAAGAATATTGACAGCATCAGTCAGCATACGATATCGGCGAAGAAACTGTTGTATATTTTGTTTAATTGCTTCGTTAACGGGGACCAAATGACCATCTTTATTGAAGCCCAGAACACGAAGATCAACTGCAAGAGGATTATCCTGTTCAATATTTTGATCAACCGTTGCTTTTGCTACAGATCCAAATCGAGAAGGCATTGAAAGAACACGTGTAATATAGTCTTCTTCCGTAACAACTCGATTCTGTGCTGCAAAGAATGCTTGTGCATTTTTTCTTACCTCTTGAGTACTTTCTTGCGGCCCCCCTCCGGTGCCAGGAACAGGGTTCGTAACCCGCACAGAATTTTGAATATCTTGAAGTGTTTGACGATTCTCGTCTCCCACCACATCGACATTTTCTAGATTGAAATTCAAGTCAACAATTGAAGTCAAATCATTAATCGGCACGTTTGATTCAGTGCCGCCGCCGACTACATACTCAACTTCAAGGGTTGTGTCGAAAGGCACTTGTCCAAAAGAATCAATTGAGAGAAAATTGGCTGGATCAAGCGAAAGGATCAGTTGATCAATCGATTCAATTTGAGGATTACCGATTGTCAATGGATTCGGAACAACTCGCTCCTGATTATCTTGATTAACGCCGGATCCAAATTGAAGGGTTGTTTTGCCATCACTTCTTGTTCTCGAAATAAACCGTTTAGGTTGTCGATTAGACCTCAACAAAAACGGCGTTTCATCACGAAACTCAGAAAGTTCTGGACTTGTGCTTTCAGTGTTACGGAAGTCTTCGAACACTTGTTCTTGTGCCAAATATGGCACTTCTCTCCATTCATTTCCTTCTGAATCAGTGACACTTAAAATATCGATAACATCTTCATCGTCAATTACCACGGAAGGAAAAGGTTCTGGATCATTGAAGGAAAACGTTGCTGTTTCAATTCTCCCGGCTGCAGCACGTACTCTTTTTGATAGAAGAAAACTTGCCGGATTACCAGTATTCGGATCTTGTTCAAATATCTGAATTTCAAGAGGACTTTCGGGCGTATCAACTTCAAAGTTTACATCTTCAAGTGTTCGAAACTGAACATTTGGATTTGAAGCAGAAGAAACAACCATATTTTCCTCGATGATAGGAACAAAACGAAAGTCCGGTTGAACTTGCCCATTGTCAATTCTTGACGGCACAACAGCAAATACATCCAGTTCCGTTGTTGCTGGATTTGTAACATTTGGTCTGTATCCAAGCTGATTTGCAAGCGCAACTACGTTTTGACGCTCTTCTGCGAATTGAATGAAGCTTTCTTTGAACTGAACATCCGTGTAAAACGAAAGCACATCACCGACGTAGGAGGCCATATCAATGTACATAAGGCCCACAGATCCTTCACTGAAGTCTTGAACCGTGTCCGGGTAGTACGCTTCAGCAAAGTTGATAAGCTGATCTTGGATTGAATCAAATTCACGATTCAAATAACGAACGTCAACTTGTTTTTGATCTTCCATTTTTAAGATAGTTCAAAGAAGAGTTCAATATTTTCTTGACGATCTCCAGGAACAAACGGCGTAGTAAAATCGATATCAACGAGTGCAACTCTTTGATCTTCGTTCCTCTGAACGTTAAGATTTTTGATTTCCACATAAGGGAGAAAACGTTCAACAGCACCTTCAATTTCTTGACGAATCTCGTCACGAAGCTGTTCGCTAAGAGGTTCGAAAAGAAGAGTCTCCAAGTTTGTTCCGAACTCGGGTCTTCCGATTCTCTCTCCTTTTTTGGTAGAGAGAACATTCACTAGATTCGCCTTCGTGTGTTCTATTGTTGTAAAGGTTTTATCAAAATACCCATCAGAAGATCGTTGAATTGGATAGTTTACCCCAAGCGCCGATTCTGCCATTGTTTTTGTTAATCAAACTGGTTAATGAGTTCACTATAATCGCGATTTGCGGCCTTTTTCACGTGTCCGGGGGCCTGTGCCTTCTGTGCTGGAGAAACTTGTGCGGCATTCTGTTGACCACCGCCTTGAGGAGCATTTGGAACAGCACCGCCCATCTTTTGATTTCCATCAACCGAAGGCCAATTTTCTTTACTTCCTTGCTGTGGTCCCATTTGGTTTCCTCCCGTTGTAGCACTTTTTCCGGGATTCGCTTGTGGTTGCGCCTGTGGTTGTGCTGGAGCTTGTGGTTGCTGCTGCTGTTTTGCAGCGGCTTCTGGATTCTCAGAAAAACCGGATCCGGCTGTAGGCATGCCTCCTTGCATTGAAACCGGAGAAGAAGCCGCGCCTCCTGCAGGCATTCCTCCTCCACCGCCCATTGCTTGTGCAGCAACGGGATTCGACATAGCACCTGCATTAGCGGCGGGATTTGCCGCAGGCTGTTGCTGTGGTTGATTTTGGGCATTCAACTGCTGTTTTTGTTGCTGCCCTCCACCACCTTTCTGTTGATCCCGGATGTGTTCGGTAATTTTCTGAAGATTTTGCTTTTTCTTTTGCTCTTCATTACCAGCATTTGGAGACATCTGTTCTTTTGCGCCTTCCTGAACAGCTTGTTTCATGGACTGTTTAGTATTTTGACTTTGAAGAACGTCATTGACAAACGGATCTTTGCTCTTTCTTGAAGAGCCAGAACTGTCACCAGTAACTGCGCTTGCAACTTCAGAAATAACTTCTTGTTTGATCTCCTTTTTCATTTTTGAACGAAGTTTTTTCTGAATAGCACGTTCTTTTTTGATTTTCTTCTTAACAAACTTCTTAACTGCTTCAATAAGCTTTTTTGCTTCTTTGTCATCCATATCAAATATTTGCTTTTGTTGTGCAATGATTATGTATCACGCAGGACGTTCGAATTGTTCTTGAGGTTCATCTACATATGCTTTTTCTGATCGAATCCGTTGTTTTGCTTTTTGAAGAACCGACTGATATTTCTGTGCTGTCTGTGGTAACGGTGGTCCGGAAGGACCAACAGGTGTCGGATGAATTTCTTCTAAAAGTGCCTCAATTAAGTTCACAAGCCGATCAACTGTTTGTTGACCTCTTGCTATAGGTTCATTTTCTGACTCTGTTGCCAGATGAATATTTCCTTCTGTCAAAATATCAAAATCTGATTCCGAAACATGAAGATTTCCTTCAAGAGACAACGTCTTAATCTTCTGTTTTGCATCGACTGTAAAGTTTTCGAGTGTCACCCAACTCATTTCCCCACTTGAAAATCCAAGAAGCTGTTTTTCTTTTGCATTCAATGCAATTCGGTTTGAAGCCGCCAATATTTGTGCTCCGTCATACTGTTCTGGAGAAGCTTCTGCAGAATTTAAATGATCTTGAAAATCGATTGTTGTTGGTTGAAATGCATCTGAATTTTCACTAGGTTCCAAAGGAAACTCAACATCTGGTGATGTTAAATATAGTGATGTCGGATCTTCATTGATGTCTTCAAAAAACGGTTTAAGGAAGTCTGAATTTTCAACGTCGTTTCTCTGACCAACTCGAAGTTGAATCAACGGATTCATATCAGAATCTCTTCCAAGTCGAATACTTTGACCGACCCTTCCTTCAACAGTCGTATCTCCGGGCCTATGACGAAGAGGTTTTACGTCCGTGCGAACTTCATAAGCGTCTCCTTCAACGTTTATGTCTTCACTTCCGCCGCTTTGCCTCGAAACACCCGCAGAAGCAGACTGATAATCTTGCTGCGTCTGACTGTCACCTTTAATTTTACTTACTGAGAAAAACGGAGCAGCATTCTGATTTGGATTTTGTCTCCAATTCGCGGTCTGAAAGTAGAATGGTTGATTGTTTAAATCGACAACGACAACAAGTTCGTGTTCAAGTGGATAAGACTTTGTTCTCGCATCAATTGGTTTTGCATATCCAATGCTTTCTTCTGGACGATCAAACTCGCTTACCACACGGCGAACTTTCGCTTTTCCAATATCTTCATTCACCGAGTAATCCGGATCGTCTGCAGACCGAACGACATTGATAACTTCAGCAAGTTCGATATGTTTTTGCTGAATTTCCGGTTGGTTTTGGTTCCTTTCGGCATAGTCTTGGCTGGAAACTTGATTTGCTTCATAACCTTTTGGCATTTTTCGGTCTGCAACGCCGCGTTGGTAAGAATATGACATTACACCTCAATATCTTCTTCGATTTCTTCTTCTGTCTTGTCGATCAATTCTTCAATTTCTTCATCATCTGACATGCCTTCAGCAAGTTTTCTCAACTCTTCTTTATCTTCTTCAGAGAAACCTCCACCACCACCTCCGCTATCACTTGAGGTTTGCTTGATGGAAGCGTTATACATTCTTTGAATTACTTGTGCAATTTTGACAAGTTGCTCGTTATTTTGTACATTGATTTCAAGATATTCTTTAATCAATGGAACAAGAGCAACAGCATCATCTTCATCATTCATCAAGTCTGTAAGCTCATCAATAAGACGTTCAACAAGTTCTTTTTGCTCCCGACTTCGATCATGAGCTTCTTCCAAAACGTCGCCCAAAGAAGTACTTCCAAAAGCATTAACGTCATCTGGATTCATGGACATGTTAAATTGTTTGGTTTATTCTAACTTTAAATATTAGACCAAAACAAAAAAAGCGCCTCCCTTTCGGAAGACGCTTTCAATTATTCGAAATGTTGTAAATTTTACTACTGAATTTCGAAAAACTTGTTTTCAGGCTCAATTGATCCGGTATTTCTGTAATTCTCAATCAAGTTTTTGTACTCCTTTCGAAACTTCTTGACAACTTTCGTGATGTGCTGCGTACGTTCCACTCCAGTCATTTCACGAATCATGACGTACAACCCCTTCTTATTGAAAGTTTCAATCGACTTTCGTTTTTCGAAGATCTCAAGAAGAGCATCAGCAATTCGAATGTCTCGTTCTTTGTTGAACATACTTGACATTCGCCCTCTCCAATAGTTGATCATCTCCTCGAAAAACTCGTTTCTCTGAATTCGATCTTCAAACGTTTCTTCCATTGGAAGATCGAAATCTTTTTCCGGATCATCGATTGGTTCAGATTTTTTGTATCTATCGTAATTTTTATTGTTGATCTGAATCAATTTGTTTCGGGCAATCATAGAAAAGTAACTGAACGCTTTGCCCTTATGTTTTTCGTACATATGAATCTTTTCTATGAGGTGATGTATTACTCTTTGTTGAACATCTTCATATGGCACGTCGAAGTAACTGAATTTATACTTGTTGAAAATGCTTTCAACAAGCTTTTCGAAAGGATATTCAATTTCTTCTCTGTATATCCTGTTCTTCTTTTTTTCTAATTCTTCAACGTCATTTTGCTTTTCTTTTGGCATTTCTTCATCAAGATCCTTTAATAGCTTCGGATGATTTTCAATTGCGTCTCTCAACTCTTCATCTTCATCATCCGGTTCATCGATGTCATGATAATCTGCAACAATCCGATGGATCTGATCATTGAGATCATTATAATCAATTATTGCATCTTCAGTTTCGGTAGTGAAATAGTAGTTTGCGTTCTTGTCTTCCTCTTCTTCTTTCTCTTTTTCAGAACGACTTATTGTTTTTGTAACTTTTTTCTTACTCATATGTTTTAAGAC